TTTTTTGCGAAAATCTGATTCTCTTGCTTGAGATTTTTCGTGCTCTTGTCTCTTTTTTAAATCATCTTTTTCTCGTTCTTGTGTATCTTTAAGTCTATCAACCGCTGTTGGAGGGCCTTCCTTTGCGGCGGATGCTTCTTCTAAATCATCAATATAATCTTTAAAATTTTTCATAGAAATACCTTTATTTTCATCAATATTGTCTGTTGTGACTATTGATTCTGCAATTTTTAATCCACTTCTTACCAAATGAAACATTTCTTTTACAAACTTATTGTTAAGTTTAGAAAGAACCCCAGACTTAAAATCGGTAAAGTTTCCATTTGCGGCCGCTTTTCTCATTTTTGATGCACTCATACCAGAAACACCATCGGAATTGGGATTTCGTTCTCCGGCAGATACGACCTGAAAAGTTTCAATTTTCAAGTCTTGACTTTCATCTGGATGATTTACATATGGCCTTATGGCTGTTTCAAATTTATTTACTTTATCCTCGCCGACTACTAATATTATATCTGTATAGCCGTCTGAAATAAGTTTAAACAATGCCGCAAACGGTGTTTTTATGCTGGAGTCTACGTTAATTGCTTGAGTAGCTTCCGGAATACCAAGCTTTATAAATTTAATTTTTTCTTGAAAAGACAATGGATTCTTTTTTGCGTCTTGCGAAAAAGAAACATAAACAAAAGGATCTGCGCTATGACTAGAAGCCACCTGTAAAACTTTTTTAATAAGTTTTTCATGCCCAATAGTTGGTGGATTCATTCGTCCAAAAGTAAATACTGCAATTTTCTTTTTGCGTATTTCTGAAAGCGTTTTCATATCAATTTAAGTTAAGTTATGTTGAAATTTTTTCATAATAATATATTCTAGGATTTTTATAACATCATTTTCAAGGAAATTTCTATAGGTATGAAGCATGTTCTGTGCATCCTTTAAACTAGAATATTGACTTAAACCTATAACTCCAACAAATCCTCTCTGGTCTTGAAACATAAACGCGCCAAAGTCCCAATATGTGCTTGCTTTAGGTTTATTCCACGTGTTTGTTTTTGGATTTAATGTTTGGGAAACAAATCTCCATCCTTTCTTGTTTTTATGTTCCAACCAATATCTAATTTTAGTGCGTATATTAAATCCATAGGGATAGTCATCGACCTGAAACGCTGTTTTTTCGTCCGTGTGTCCTTTTAATGGAGTGTGTGGAGCGCCAACCCTATCTCCTGATACTTCAGTTAAATAATGACTAAATTTTTTCATTTATATTCCCTCTTTCGCCCAACTTTTATTTATGTTGAAATTAGTTCGACTAAATTCAAGTCTGTCGACCAATTTTATTGCATGACCAAAACGATTACTAACAACAAATCCTTCTGGCGACGTTGCTTGAAATTCATTTGAACTTTGTAAAAATGTTCCTAGACTTTTAACAGTGTTCATTTTGGCAATTAACATAGTTTTAACTCTCGTTATTAATTGCGACATTCTAAACATTATAATTAATTTTTCCTCGTTGGATTCGAGAAATAATTTTAACGTTTTCAATGCTTCTGTTTTGTTAATTTTTCCTTTTTCTGTTTTCAAGTTTTCTATTTCTTTCTGAAATTTCTGTTCTATAAAATTGGTTAAACCCTGGGTATATTCTTTATTACTTTCGATGCCGGTTCCAATTCTAATTTGCGAATTGATATAAGTTTTAATTAGCATTTTAAGATTTTTATCGGCCGCTATACTATTAACAAATTGCCAGTGATTTGATAATTGTTTAAATAATTTTTCCGTTTGCACTAGCATCGAATTAATTTCAAATATATCGTCTGGATTTAAAGTGGCTGAACCAGACATATCTCGAAATATAGCATCAATTACCCACACCGAAGGAACAGATTGGAGGGAAGGATGCACACGAAATCCAAATGACGTTTTTAGGTTAGCAAAATTATTGCCGTGGTATGAAGTATGGAATACTATGCCAATTTTGGCTAATTTAATTTTATTAGCAATTGTGCTATTGTACGGCACTGCATAAGTAATGGTGTTTGGCGTAAAAGCTAAATGTGGCTTACCCAATATATCCACTTTTTTTAAATCGTTGCTTGTAAAAAGTATATCCCCTTGCAGTATGCCGGTGAGATTTAATTTTGATATTTCTTCTAACGCAATTTTTAGTTTTTCTTGAAGCCCTATGTTTGCGTGATTTTTTTCTATGTCTTCATTCGTGTAATTTATTTTTGGATCTTTATTGAATAAACTTTTTGTACCAACAAAAAATTTGCCATTTTCTGGGTTGGCACCGCAACAAATACTTGGAGCACCATCCCATTTTACTGTAATATTTACGTCACTTTTAGTGTGACCTCTTAACAAATTTTTAATATCTATTAAAAATTGAATAGCTTTATGCGCGCCAGAAATACCGCTATTGAAAACTTCGTCCTCAATATGTTCTAAATGAATATTTTTATCTGATACCTCAGACATAAATTTTTTAAAAGTAATCATTAGACTCCAAAGTATTACTCAATATTTTATTTATGTCGTTAAATTAATTAAAAATTAATGTCTGAAAATTTGGATCGGGCATATGTTTTTTCTGCTTTCATTCCATTGCCAAATTGGGTTTTATCAAACGCTGATACATCATCTTGTCCTGTACCGGCATCTTGTAAACCTTTCTGCGCTTCAGCATCCAAGTCAAACAATCTCATTTTAGATCTGTCAATTCCAACTACAAACTTTTTATAGGACGTAACATCATTATACCTGTTTTTCAATTGTTTTACAACAATTTGCCCAAGTTCTTCCAACTCGTCTGTTGACCACAATGCTACCATAAAATCCGCCGTGGCTGGCAGACCAAAACTTTCTGATGTGTTTTCCAACCCAATATCTGTAGATACAAAACCTGCACGGTTTGTTTGCGTCGCAGTCCAAAGTGGGACATTATATTCTACTGCCAAACCTCGAAACTCTTCAGCTATGCTTTTTACATACGTGTAAGAATTTGCTGTGTGGTTTGCGGTTAACCTGGCACTTGCAGCAATATTAAGATAATCAACAAATATAATGTCGGGTTTGAACGACTTCTTTAAAGCTAATTCATTGAGCAAGGATCTAAAATTTGTAACTGTCGCAGTGGCAGTTGGATATTCTTTAATAAAAAATCTTCCGGTGGTTTTTGATCGAACCGATTCGATCTTTTTATTGTATACGTCCTTGGGAAGTTTAGCAAGATCTTGCATTGGCGTGTTTAAAAGATTAGCGTCAATACGTTCTGCAATTCTTTCTTGGGCCATTTCTAGTGTTATGTAGAGAACATTTTGCCCGGACATTAAATACGAGCCTGCCATATGACACATGGCCAAAGATTTTCCTACCGCCGTTCCAGCTAAAATGACGTTAAGCGTCTTTCGCGGTACGCCGCCTTTAGTAATCAAATTGAAAAATTTCAAATCGAATGGAAACTTTTCTTCTTTCTTATGATAGAAATCAAAACGGGAATCTGCATCATCAAGATAATTATGTCCAACGCTTGGGTCAAATGATACTGCTAAAGCGTCGCTCAGCAATTTAGGAATTTCTCCGGTTGCTTTTTTACCATCTTCAAGGATGTTTACTGTGGCATAAACTGCGTTATATAGTGCTCGGTCTTTGCAAAATTTTTCTGTTGATTCAATTAAAAACGCATGATCTGTTTTTTCGTCGTTGTTTAGGTTGCCAAGAATATTCTTGATCTTATCTTCCATTGTCTGAGAAAGTTGCGTATCATTAGTCGTCTGAATAATAATAGCCTCCCTGGTTGGAAGATGGCCGAACGTTTCTATAAAAGTTTTAATTTTTAAAACAAGTATTTTTTCCGACTCATCAGAAAAATATTCAGGCAGCACAAATGGTAAAACTTCTCGTGTGTAAACCTCATTGAAAAATAAATTTTTAATAATTAATATTTCAATTTTATCATTGATCATTATCTAGCTCCAGAACCAATCGATCATCTTTTGTGGAAACTTTGTTAAGGTTATCTTGAAGTATATCATAAAGTATAGTGCCAAGCAAATGAGTAAATTCTTTTTCCTGCACATCCGTCATTTCAAGACCTCTTATTGATTCTGGAACATGAAGAATATCCCTTTCAAAACTAAATACTGCATTGCCTCCTGGAGTTGTCGGCTCTTTAACTTCGAACTTTCCATAACCATACATCAATCCAGCAAAAATTCCGGCTGACTTTTTGAGTTTAACAAACCATCGCGCTTTATCTGTTTTATCGTGAAGAATCTTATATTTATTTTTTATGTCTTGCATATTAAACTTTAAAATTAATTTACGGCTAACCTATTTTACTCATTCAATAAAATTTTTTCAACAACATCTTCTGTGTCTATTGTTGATCCAAATTTAAATTCCGATCCGATTGCAACATCTAGCCGTTTTAATATATCTTCCGTAAAAAACTTTGTTGGATTTTTAATGATGGCTCTTTCAAATACCAATGTTCCATCAGGTAGTTTAATTTTGGTTGAAACTTTTTCAAATATGCCATGGGTAATGGCAAACTCGATCAGGCCATAATACCTATCTAAACCACGATCAAATGAAAGTAATACTCTAGCATCAATCTGTTCGCGAGTTAACCTAGATTTCATAACCTTGCAACGGATAATGGCACCTGTTACAGTTCCGTCGGCCGCTTTTTCTTTTGCCTTGCCGAGCGTTATAATATTATTAGCGGCATATTTCAAACCACTTCCCCCAGACATTTCTTTAGTTGGAAAAAAAGATCCGACTGATTGGTAAACGTGATTAGTAACAAGTAAAGGAATTCCTGCTTTACTAAGTTTTAAAGTTAAAACACGAAATGCCGCTTTTATTTCCTGCGTTCGAGTCATATCTTTTGTTTCTTTTCCGCTTTCTGTATCAGACATTTCTTTTGTAGTAGATAACATCCCAAGGGAATCGAGTGCCATAAACAAAGGACGGCGTTCTTTTTCTGGTGTATTGAGGTGTTTTTCTACTACGCGCACTGCTTGAGTTTTGAACCGTTGAATTGTTTCGACTGGAACAATGTATACTCTTTTTGTATCAATGCCCCGACTTGCCATAATTTCTTTAGTGATTGAACCTTCAGATTCAAAAATAATACCAACCGCTCTGTCGTTGGACTCAAGAAAGTTTTTAAGAATTGCCAGCATAAAAAAAGTTTTTCCGGTGCTCTCTTCTCCTGCAAGTGCGCTAATTTTATTGGCTGGCATCCCTCTGAAAATGCTTCCGCTATAAAGAGCGTTAAGGACATATGAACCAGTGTCAAGAAAACCCACAACATCAGCCGACGTTCCGCCCTCAGCCAATCCGGCATACTCATTTTCCAATAGCTTATCAAGTTCATCAAAATAATTGTCTTTTGTCATTTTTATTTCCTTTAATCGAATATATCTTCGAGTGTTGTGACTTTTTTTGCTGTCCATTTAATGGCATTGAGTATAATTTTTAATGGATCAAGAAAAGACTTTTCAAATTGCATTTCATAATCGATATACTTATGCAAGTTAAATTCTTGAGGTAAACCTTCGGCCATAGATATTACATGACTATGAACCGGATTGGGTTTTTTTAAGTATATGAATTTTACTTTATCTCCCTCCACAATGCAAGGATATTTTTTAATTAATTTATGTTTTTTGATAAGACCATTATAAATTTGCGCTCCACGAACATGAATTGGAGCGCCTGAACCTGCCTCAGTGCTGTCGGCATACTTATCAAACGTGTTTAGCCCTCGTGGGAATGCAACTATTTCTGGCGACAATGTTTTAAACTCTTTTTTGAAATTTGCAATATACGTATGCAAATCAGATTGTGTTTTAGTCATTACCAGATTGATAGATTCTTTAATGTGTTTCCTACAAACTTCCGGTGTAGATGATCTAATTGCAGATATACCTTGAATCTTTAATTTAGGAGTGTCATATCGAATTCCTTCATTGTCATAAACATTTAGGATATAATTTTTCTTGGCAGTCCAAATAGCTTTGTCTGCAATGCTTTCGCGCGTCATAACCATTTTTTGCGAAAACGCATTTAAGTAATTTTTAAGACCCGTACAAGAACGATCTATAACTTTTTGAATTTTATCTTTGGCCACGGCATCTAATAGGTCCACAATCTTATGCGGATTTTTTGGAAGTTTGTTATTGTATGCGGCATTAACTAGCCCACCCAATTCAATGTAAAGCGAATCGGTATCACTAGCAACAATATAATCAATTGCGTTTGTTTTAAGTAAATTATTAAGATATATGTTAACGTCCTTGGCCAGCCACTGAATTACTAGTTGACCTGAGAGCGTTACTGCTTCGGCAAGTCGAAGATCATAGAATCTAAAATATTGATTTCCCATGGCACCATAAGCAGAATTCAATTGGACTTTTTTAGTTATTTGATAATTGTGGTACTTCGACACGTTAAAAGATAATTTTTTAGCATATGCCTTTAATTCGGCATCAGACATGGCGGATAATTCTTCCATTCTATTTCTCTTCAATAACAATTTATTAATCGGCCGGATTATAATCCAACATTAATGTTAGTGTTGCCATTTTGGCTGCCACTTGCTCCAAAGAAATTGGAGTAAAGTCCCAACAGTCAACGCCGACATCGAAAGATAATCCATGAGGCGCCATATTACCATGGGAATGACCCCACAGGTGCCATGAACCATGATTAGACATAGACCACGTTCTGTGGGCATAATGAGATAAAAAAATTTTAATTTTTACATCATCCAATTTCGGGGATATTATATGCACATCTTTTACTGTCGCAAACCTCTTACCAATTGCATTTAATGTAGATGATTTATCGTGATTGCCTTTAATAAAATGAATTTGTCCGCAAAGTTTTTCTGCAATGTTTTTTAAATCGTTCGCTGTACCGTATCCAAAATCGCCAAGATGGTATATGATGTCTCTAGGTTTTACTACACGATTCCAATTTTCAATTAAAACTCTGTCGTGCTCTTCTGTATTTTCAAATGGCCGATTACAATATTTAATAATATTAGTATGACCAAAATGTGTATCCGCCGTAAACCAAATATTTGATTTGTGTTGATTTGTGTTTATTGTATTCACCCTAAGCCGCGCCTTTGCATTTCTTCTTTTACTCGCTCAAGTTCTTTTTGTGCAATAATCATTTTTTTCTTGTACAACTTTCTATCTTCGTACATTCGCATCAAAATTTCTGGCAAAAAACCTTGTTTCTCTTTTAAAAAGCAATGACCATTAGCTGCCATAGAAACATTATTTTCTTTTGTGTGGGATAAGTCTATACTTTTATCTAAAAGAGATGACACGTCGTATGAATTACCAGATCTTTTATAAAATGTCCCAGGCTTAAAAAGATCAGGAAGTAGCATCTCAGGAGAGATATTAAACTGTGCTATTAAATTAGGATATAGAGAGTTAAGGTCGAACGATATTACCCAGTCGTACATTCCAGGCAAAATGTCTTTAACATAACCTCCTGCAAATTGTTCGTCTTTATAGCTTTTGCTGACTTGCGGAACAACAATATTTTTTGCTTTCAAATGATGAAAGATTATTGCATCCCACATTCTGACTTGAGCAAACACGTCAGAAAAATTTACTTTGGCATCAAACGCAAGTGCAAAACTCATATTAATTAACTGCAATTTCTGTTCGAGTTTATCCACAAGATCAACGTCTTTAATGTTATACTCAATAAATTTTTGATAGTTGTTTTTATACAATTCTTGCAAAGAACTGTATTCGGAATAAGAAACTTTTTTCTCGCCCAATTCTACGTGTGCAACATAATTTAGTTTTTCGCTTTCTTGTTTCGGTGCAAATTTTCTGTACAGTTCGATATAATCGAGCGTTGAGATGCCAACTATTTCGACAACTTGATGCATTTTGCCTTTGTAGTTACTTGTACGAGTAGAAAGATATCCCCACGGAGATAACCTTTTGCTGTCTTTATCACTCAAAATTTTTGAAATACGATTTACGATATATGGAATATCATAAAAGGTGCAATTGTGAGTTTTAACGCCACTTACAATAAATTCGTGCGTTGATGTTTCTATGTCCATCATTTCGGCATATTCAGAAGTTTCTATAACTGATTTAACTTTAACCAAATAACAATCATCGTTTTCTAATATTTTGGCAATTTTATTTGGAGCGGATTTTGCTCTAAAAAAATTCGAGGCGGCGGAAAGCAATCGAGATTTTTTTATTGGATGTGAGAGTTTTAAATTGACTTCGCACCTTTTAGAAATATAAAGTCTATTTGCTGTAAATCCACTAGATATAATTCCATTCCATAACAACAATTCATTTAAGTTTGATATTTGATCATTATAATTGCAAAAACTAATTTTACCATTTTTACCAACAGAGCCGTCGCCGTCTATTAAACCCGATAAAAAATACTCAAATTCTTCTTTGGATAGTTTTGACAATTCTTCAACATTTAATTCTTTTTTGTCATCGTTATAAATTAAGTGAATATACCGGCTAAGAATGTGGTCATCTCTTAGCCATATTCTAACTCTTTTACATGGTCTATGACTATGTGAT